CCCATTACATAATACTGCGTGGGTGCATCACTGTTCCCCATTGTATACAAAGAACAATATAAATACAATCGGAGTTAATAAAATTATTGACTTTATTGACTGTATGTGATATTATGATTATGGTAAATCATACCTATATTATTGAAGGAGGATTGCAAGATGTACAGTTACAAAGAGGTTGTCCGCAGTGATATAAGAGAGTGGATTGACAATAACAGGGATGAGATTGAAGGACTTGATAGGCATGATGCTTATAATGTTGTCTATGATGCCTGTTGGGTTGCTGATGAGGTAACAGGTAATGCTTCTGGTAGTTACACTTTCAGCAGAGTCGAGGCGCGCAAGAACTTCTTTGAAGATTCTGAATCTGAAGATTATATTTACCAGATGGTGGAAGACGGATTTTGTACCCGTGAGGATGTCGGGAATTGGGTGGCTACCAGTGATTGGGAAAGGTTAGATGTTTGCATCAGATGTTATCTTCTGAGCGAGGTAGTGCAAGAAGTTATTGACGAAATGGATTTCTGATACAGACAGACGGGGTGCGGACTCCGCACCTCGTAGCCTGTACCAGATACAGGAGAAAGAGAGGATTGAAATATGTTTGATTTCGTTCGTGAGATTACAGGATGCCGGGACAGTGTTATGATAGGTAGGACAGTTGGGGGACAGCGGCACTCCATATATACTATCAATCTTGATAATACCTGCAACGGGCGGCAGTGGTGCAGAGACCACGGCATGGAGTTGATTGAGAGAGTCCCTAACATTACAAAAACCGCGTGGTATGAGATTTGGGCAAGTGATGATTTGAGTCTGATGACGGCTTTCCTCATCTGAGCCAGACAGACAGGGGAAGGACTCCTTCCCTTGTAGTCTGTCCCAGATGGACAGAAGAAGGAGTGGAATATATGAGTTATGACGGTGTATTCGATTTCTACAAGGACAGGCTTTCGGTCTGTCCTTCCTATGGTTTCAAGGCAGGTCATGACATTTTGAAGACCGTCACCCGTTGCGCTTTCCATGACACATTCTTGACTGATGATGAATTTAATAGTATTATGATTTTGGCCGAAAAGGCACATATTAAGATGATGGAGGATAACTACAATGCAGGATGGAAAGATGAGTAAGACCCGCAAAGGAGACAGGGAGATAATCTCTGTCTCCCTCCCTTTGGAGGTGTTTGACAAGATGGAAGAACTCTGCGACCACTTCAACATGAACCGGAGTGCGATGGTTGCCAAAGCCATTACTGACTATCTGAAGGATTTGGGTTTGAAAGTGGGTGAGCGATAATGGCAGGTATAACGGTTACTGAAGCGGAAGCTTTGATGAGAAAAGATTTAAATGCCATGAAAAAAGAATATACCAAAATGCGTGATATTGCGGAGAAACGTATTAAACGGTTACGGTCTTCAGAGTTTAATGATACATCAGCATATAAGAGTCATCGAGAAGGATTTCAGAAACTGCGTGATATTGATAAAAGAGATTTTGCAAAAGCATTTTCCGAACTCTCTAAGTTTATAAATGCAAAATCAAGTACTATTCGTGGACAGCAGGATATCAGAAGAAAAACCATCAGAACATGGCGAGATCAAGGACTTAATTTGAACCAGAAAAACTATGATAAGGTTATCAAGATTCTGGAAGAGATGCGGAGACAAAAATTGGTATATGGATCAGATAAGGTTATAGAACTGGCAGACTGTATGCTTTATCTTGACGATCAGCAGACCAATGAATGGTTAGACCATCTGGATACTCTGCTTCAGCATACTGAAGAGTTGCAGGAAATCCCAAATCTTAATGGATACGACTTTGATGAAATAATGGACATGATAGGAGACTAAGGTATCATGGTTGTAAAATGTGCGGATTTTCAGCCAGAACGATATTTTGCAAATCCTCCCCTTTTGAAGAACCGGAAGGGCAACCCCGGAGGAAAGAAACGGCACTATATTGCCATTACCACAGCATTTGACATTGAAACGACTCTGCTTGATGATATTCAGCAGAGTGTCATGTATATCTGGCAATGGCAGTTTGGATTGGATTATACTGTCATCGGAAGGACATGGGAAGAGTTTCTGGATTTGCAAAAGCGAATAAAGGAGGTGTTACCAGAGGACAGGTGGCTCGTTGTATACGTGCATAATCTGTCCTATTAGACGAGTTTCAGTTCTTGAAGGGAATATACCAGTTTTTCCCGGACGATGTTTTCGCTGTCGCTTCCCGGAAGGTTGTCAAGGCAGATATGTGGGGGTGTTTCGAGTTTCGGTGCAGTTACAAGCTGACAAATATGAGTCTGAAGCAGTTTACGAGCAAAATGCAGGTAGAGCATCAGAAGTTGTCCGGGGAAGAGTTCAATTATGCAGTTAAGCGGTATCCGTGGACAGAAATAACTGACGAAGAACTGGAATATTGCATCAACGATGTTCTGGGACTTGTTGAAGCCGTAAACGCTTTAATGGCGAGAGACGGAGACACACTCCAGACCATTCCGCTAACCTCGACCGGATATGTGAGAAGAAACGCAAAGAGAGCAATGAAAGACGGTTCTGTGCATCATAATTTTGTTTACAGTATCCTTCCCGATATTGAAACCTATAAAGCTTTACGGGAAGCCTTCAGAGGGGGTAACACCCATGCCAACCGTTACTATGCAGGAGACATAGTTGAAAACGTGCATAGTGCGGATAGAAGCAGTAGTTATCCTGCGGTGATGTGTAATTGTGAATTTCCTATGAGTGCGTTTACTCCCATATTTCATAAAGACCTAAACCCCGAATATATCGCCAGATGTATCAATATTCGGCACAAGGCTCTGCTTCTGCGGATTGGTATTAAGGACTTGCGACTGCGTGACCCGTACTGGGGATGCCCATATCTGAGCAAAGACAAATGCAGGAATTGTCATGATGTGGTGGACACTTTTGATAATGGAAGGATTTTGTCGGCACATTACATTGAAACGACTGTGACCGATATTGACCTCAGGATAATCATGGAAGAGTATCACGGGGAGATTATCTTTTTGGAAGGGTGGTATGCTTCCTATAAGCGACTCCCTCAGCCGCTAATCAATGAAGTGATTAAGTATTACAAGGATAAGACAGAATTGAAAGGCGTGAAGGGACAGGAAATCTACTACGATAAAGCTAAGGCGTTATTGAACTCTCTTTATGGCATGATGGCACAAGACCCGGTAAAGCATAATCTGATATTCAAACAGGTGGGAGACTGGGAAGATGATTCCAGTCTGACGGATGAAGAGATTCTGGGCAAGAGCAATCAAAGAGCATTTCTGGCGTACCAGTGGGGAGTCTGGGTGACTGCACATAGTAGGATGGCACTCGAACGGGGGATTAGACTTGTACAAGAAACTGAAGGAGCTGATTTTATCTACTGCGATACTGACAGTGTTAAGTATACTGGCATTGTTGATTGGAGCGGGTATAACGCTGATAGGATTGCTGAGTGTATGGAAAGTGGTTCAATGGCTACTGACCCTTCTGGGGTGACCCACTACATGGGAGTCTTTGAAACTGAGGACTTGAAGGATACCGGATATGCTTACCGATATTTCAAAACATTGGGGGCGAAAAAATACGCATACATTGAAAGAGAAGGTGAAGGAGTACACTGCACTATTGCAGGAGTCAATAAGAAGAAAGGCGGTAAGGAACTCGACAAACATGGTGGCTTATCGGCATTTGCTGAGGACTTTATCTTCCGGGAAGCAGGTGGGACTCAAGCGGTTTATAATGATGACCCTCCGATGGATCATGTGGACATTGAGGGCAGGAGTCTCCCGATTACTGCGAACATTGCTATCCTACCTTCGGAGTATACGTTAGGGATAACCGGAGAGTATGCGAGAATTATAAAATATTCAAAGAACTATCTTTACAACCCTTATATTATTTGATATAATAACATTATCAAGGAGAGCGTGAACGGGAAGTCGTGCAACCCGGATTATGCGAAGACCCTTGAGAGTGCTAACAACAAAACAACACACAAGGAGGAACCCAAACATGGAAATCATCAAGAAAACCGAAGGCTTGACCTCTGCTGACCTGTATGCTCTGACCAAAGGCAACGATGTCCGCAAGATGACTGATGCCAAAGGTGAAATTCTCGACATCCTCAAGTACGTTCTGTACACTGATGAAGATGTTAAGGGCAACCCCATGACGGTTCTGGCAGTGGAGACTGTGGATGGTGCGAAGTATGCTACCAACAGCAAGACGTTTGTCCGCAACTTCTCCGATATCCTTGCCATCTTTGGTGCAGGAAATGAGGAACCGCCCACCCGCTTTGTCGTTGGCTGTGGGGTGAGCAAGAGCAACCGTGAGTATCTGACTTGCGACATTGCGAAGTGAAAATCTATGACTCATCCGGCTATGTAAACATTAGAGGGATACTCGAAGAGGGGTATCCCTTTAATTTTCTGGTAGGTGGACGGGGGACTGGAAAGACCTACACCACTTTGAAGGTTGCCAAAGAGGATGGAAGGCGATTCATGCTTATGCGGAGAACACAGTCTCAAGCCGACCTTATCAGTAAACCGGAGTTTAGCGTGTTCAAGCCACTCAACGAGGACTTAGGTTGGAATGTGATGGTAAAGAGTATCAGCAAGTATAATTCTATGTTCTATGAACCGGGAAATGATGCTGAAGAAATGCAGCACCTAATAGGATATACTTGTGCTTTATCCACCTTGTCCAATATGCGCGGCTTTGATGCATCAGATATCCAATTGCTTATCTATGATGAGTTCATTCCAGAGAAGCATGAGAGACTGCTGAAGAACGAGGCTGATGCAATCTTCAATGCTTATGAGACAATGAACCGGAACCGGGAGTTGAAAGGGATTGCACCCATTCAGATGGTATGTCTTGCCAATGCCAACGACATCACCAACCCTGTGTTTGAGAGCCTGAAGCTGATAAGGATTGCTGATAAGATGCAGAAGGGAAACTCTGACAGGTGGACAGATGACAAGAGAGGGATTCAGCTTATCATGCTTCATCGCTCACCCATCAGCAGGAAGAAGTCTGCTACAGTCTTATACAATCTGACTGACGGCTCAGAGTTTGCAAACATGGCATTGGATAATGACTTCAACGTGGACAGGCAACACGTTAGACCCCGACCGTTATCGGAGTATGTCCCCATCTGTTCTGTGGGGGAGTTGTGTATCTACAGGCACAAGTCTGAGAACCGACTGTATGCCACTACCCATTTGAGTGGTATATTCAATAGGAAGTTTTCCCTGTCTGATACAGACCGGCTTCACTACCAGAGAATATATCGGAGTCACTGGGATATGTATATTGCAGGTAAGATAGACTTTGAAGATGTTTTGTCTGAAAAGATGTTCATTAAGTATTGGGATACCCCTTGATTGTTTCACGTGAAACATTTATAATAACTCTGGTGGGTATCCTGCCCAGTGCAAGTCCCGGAAGGACGGGCATGACTCCGCACAGTCACAAAGGATACTCACCCTTCTTAATATCCGGGGGATTGGAGGGATGGTTATGCAGGATATTCTGACAATCATTCAGACTGTGGGCTTCCCCATTGCAGTTGCCATTGCGATGTTTGTGATGCTCCAGAATGAGCAGAAAGCACACAGGGAAGAGTCGGAGAAACTCACCCAGACAATCACAGACCTCAAGATATCCTTTGCCACTGCCATTACGGATCAAGAAAAAAGCATCACGGAAGCAATCAACAACAACACCCTAGTCATCCAGAAGTTACTGGATAAGATGGAGGAAGACAAATGATACTCCGAACCACCGGGCAGGATGTAGCAGAACAGGCAGTAACCGGGAACTACATCGGAAAACCGTATAGCAAGTGGGACTGTCAAGCGTTTGTGGAGCAGGTATTGAGAGACTTGGGAGTGCGGAACCCAGATGGCAGTCCTTATAATTGGAAGGGTTCCAACGCCATGTTCCGCCAGCATATCATGTGGCGTGGAACGATTGAGGAATGTCAGAAGAAATTCGGCAGTATTCCGCAAGGTGCATTTCTTTTTCGTGTGAAGCATGACGGAGGGGAAATCGAGAGAGGGTATCATGATGACCTTGGCAACGCTTCCCATGTCGGACTGTACATCGGCACAAGTCCCAACCCGTGCATGGACTCCCAGCCCACCGGGGGAGTTCAGATGCGAAAGCTGTCAGTCTTTACTCATGTCGGATTGATGGATATGATTGACTACTCTACCAGTCCCGAACCACCCTCCGACCCAGATCGGCAGGAAGCAATCAAAGCAGTTGGCATAGTAAGAAGTGACACCTCAAGTGATGCTGAATGTTTGGAAGCCTTGAAAACCTTGACAAAATATCTAAAGGAGGTTACATTGTAATGGAACTCACTGACATCATGGCACTTGTAAAGGCAGGATACACAAAAGATGAGATCGCACAAATGGACAAACCGACACCCACTGACCCTAACACAGTACCCACAGGCGAACCAGTTGCGAACCCTGTACCAGTTGCAGAACCCACCAACGTACCCACACAGGTTGTTGAACCCGTTGCCGTACCCGTTGCCCAACCCGCACAGCAGGAAGCACAGCCGACTATGGCAGAACTTATGCAGTCTATTGCGAAGCTGACAAGTGCTGTGCAGGCAAATGCCATTGCCCAGTCTGTTATCCCGGCAGGAGTTTCCAACCCTCCCCATGCGGAGGATATGCTTGCGGAGATCATCAGACCGACATTCCACCCGAAGGGAGAATAAACCATGTTTGACCTTGTTAATGTGATGAAAGAGATTCTGGAAGTGCTGAAGGAGCTTCTGGAGACTGTGAAGACCAACAAAGGAGGAACTAAGAAATGAGTGTGAACACCCTTACCTTTCAGCAGAGCAGTGCGGTACTCAATGACCTTGTGAAACAGGCTACGGGCAGGAGTGCGGTTATCAATACTGAAGCCGACTTTATCTCCGTTGCCCAGACCGCACTGACACTGGGGAAAGATGTTATCTTCAATACCCTGTCTAACGTGCTTGCGAAAACCATCTTTGCCATTCGCCCCTACTCTGCTTCCATGCGTGGTCTGGAGAAAGACCTTCCGCAGTGGGGAGCATATATGCGGAAGTTCAATATTGTTGCTTCTGACTGGAAAGATGATGATGCGTACAAGTATCCTGTGGCGTTTGATGCTTCCCAGACTGGCAACCCGGAGGGCAACGGACTGAGCGTTGACCATTGGATCATCAACAAGCGTGACTTTGTGCAGACCAACTTCCTTGGTCAGTCCGTATTCGCAGACCACTACACTGTCTTTGAGGATCAGCTTGAGACTGCTTTCCAGTCCTCCAGTGAGTTCGGACAGTTCCTTGCCATGATTACTACCGACATGAGCAACAAGGTGGAACTGGCGAAGGAAAACATGAGTCGTGGACTGGTTGCCAACTTCATTGGTGGACTGATTGCTGAGAACAATGCTTCCCGGAATGTCCATCTGCTGACCGAATACAACACACTGACCGGACTGTCTCTGACTGCGACCACTGTATTTCAGCCGGACAACTATCCCGCTTTCATGAAGTGGGTATACGGCAGGATTGCTTCTGTTGCTTCCCTGTTCCGGGAGATGTCCACCCGTTATCAGACCACCCTGACCGGGAAGCCTGTACCCCGTCATACTCCGTACAATAAACAGAAGATGTATATGTTAGGACAGGACAGATACCAGATTGATTCCCGTGTTCTGGCTGACACTTTCCATGACAACTACCTCAAGTATGCCGATGTAGAAACCATCAACTTCTGGCAGGGAATTGATACCCCGGATAAAGTCATGGTCACTCCCACCTATACCAATGCTTCCGGTGTGGCTACCACTGGTTCCGCTGTTGAAAAGGCTGGCGTATTCGCTCTGCTGTTCGATGAGGATGCAATGGGTTGGGCAATGATTCACGAAAAGGTTATTCCCACTCCCGTAAACGCTCGTGGTGAATACCGTAATATGTGGTATCATATGCGTCTTAGGTGCTTTAGTGACAATACTGAAAAAGGTGTTGTTTTCCTGCTCGACTGATGTAAATCAGAAGGGCATGGGGATAGTTGGAAACGGCTATCCCCTTATTCTTTAGGAGGTTCATATGCAGATACTGTTATATTCTGGGTTCGCAAAGAAAGAGAACAGCACAAAGGCTCCACTGGTAGCCGATGCATCAAAGACACTGACGGGGTATCTGAGGGAACCATGCTCAATCATGACCCCCGTTTTCAAGATCGAGCGTTTCCCTTCTGATGCAACCCCTCAGACATATACCTACGCATATATACCGGAGTTCGGCAGGTGGTACTTTGTAGATGACTGGGAGTGGGCAAATGGACTCTGGGAAGCACATCTGAAGGAAGATGTACTCGCCAGTTTCAAAACGGAGATAGGCAACAGTAACGAATATATCCTTCGTCATAATTCGTCTACTGATTTTAACGGCAGTATCATGGACACAACATACCCCGCCATGACAAATGTACAAACCAATACATACAGTCTGCCAAACCCTTTTACAACTAATTTGGATGATGGATGTTATATTGTTGGCATAATCTCCGGTTCAAGCACACAGGCAGTCGGAGCAGTTTCATATTATGCGATGGGTTCGGAAGCATTTGGCAATCTAAAATCTACACTGTTTTCTCCTACTAACCTGCAAGTCATGGGCATCATTAATTCAAGTGGGCAAGAACTTGTCCATGATATGTCGCAGGAAGTTCTAAAGACCATGTACAACCCCTATCAGTATATCGTGTCATGTATGTGGTTCCCGTTCAGCCTTGAAGCCATTCTTTACAGAACAGGAGTTACTTCTCTTCAGATTGGATGGTGGAATTACAATAATATCCCTCGGCCTGGTGCGCCCGTATATCGTCTCTATGCACAAACACTCACTCTGGGCGGTGAACAATTCGTAATGCGCGCTCATCCGCAAGCACTCCGGGGAGCATACTTAAACCGCAACCCATATACCAGACGAACACTGATAGGAAGATTCGGCACATTTGTGGTGGATAACGCCATGTTCCCTGTTGGCGATGTGGTTAATATCAGTTATGTAGTTGACCTAATTACTGGGCAGTGCAGAACAATATTCGCTCGTGTAGAGGGTGACTATGCGGATGTCCCACACAGAGATGTCATCGCTGAAAGAAACTTCCTGTTGGGTGTACCGATACAACTTGCACAGGTGGGAGTGGATTATCTGGGCGCGTTGAACTCATCTATCACATCTGGGGCAATGGCGGCACAACAGGCGGTATCACTGAATGTTGGCGGTGCAATTGCTTCAGTAAGCAATGGTATTTACAACACCTTGCAAGCGCAAATGCCACAGGTTGAAACAGACGGACAGAACGGGAGTTTTCTGGTAACAATTGAGACAAAAATCATCGAGCAATATTATCTGATAGCCGATGAAGACTTGACTCACCGGGGAAGACCGCTATGTGAAAACAGGCTCATCAGCACTCTGTCTGGATATATTCTGTGCGCTGAAGGGGACTTGGATATCAGTTGTTATGATAACGAGCGCAAAGAAATTGCGAGATATCTTACGACCGGATTCTATTGGGAGTGATAGTCATGCAACCAACATTGCTTAACGGTTTCTGGATTGCTACGGATCAGCGCATAGGCCCGTGGCATATCGCAGGTGGCACTGTTACACAAGAGCAAAAGGATAACGCCAACGCTATCAAGTCTTTCTTCGTCAATGGAGAGGGATGGACACTGCAAGCTATCTGTGCTGTGCTTGGAAACATGATGGGAGAATCCACCCTCAACCCCGGATATATCCAACAGACCAACAGATGGAGACTGCCAAACTCTGCATCAGATATCAGCGATGTCCCGAACAGTGTAATGGCTAACTTCTATCGTGAGTATTATGGAGTAACAAATAGAGCATTTGGAGTCGGACTTGTGCAGTGGGATGGCTATACTCCTACAGAAGGTGGTGGAGGAATCCAGAAAATGGTGAACTTTGCCATAGCCAATAACATTGAATGGTATGACGGATGGACTCAATGCTATCGACTCAAGTATGAAGAAGACCATGACTCCACATATCACTTTTTCAAGGAAGTGCGAGTAAGCGGAACATACTATACATTTGCAAACTTCCCATACTCGACCGCAAGTGTAAGCGACTTAACAAAAGCATGGTCGTGGGGATACGAACGAAATGCGGGTGGTGCGGATGACCGTATTCCAGATGCGGAATACTGGTATGACTACTTTACTGGAGCCGATGCACCCGACCCGATACCTCCCGGATACCCGACCATTGTGGACCCGGACGAACCACCATTTAACCCGGATGACCCTGTTGACCCCGGTGACCCTGTTGCATCAACACTCCCATTGGTGTTACTATATAAGCGCACAAGAAAGGAGATGAAACCCAGATGCCTAAGGATATAGGTTGGGGCGTTCCCGAAACGTATGACTACATCAATATGTACAATGCTTCCTTCAGTCCGTCTACTGTCCATGTCAAGAATGTCGCTCTCCAGAGATTCTTCAGAAGATACCTGTTTCAGAAGGCCATATCTGTATTTGAATGGAAACTCCCGGAAACATGGAACCGTGATTACTTCCTGTATGTTCTCTATGCATGGGGATACATTGGAGTAGTAGAAACCGACAAGTATGGTGTCATCTGTCAAGCGGGTGTGCCATATGGATACGACATCTATTATCAGCCGACAAACCTTATTATCACCAACCCCCTTCTGAAAGGTGCATTACAACCCCGGATCGGAACAGAGTGTACAGTGTTCAAACTTCAGCCGGACTGGGGTGGTATCAATGACCTTGTAAACTACTATGCCGACATGATGGCTCTGTGTGCTGAGACTGCTTCTGTTAATCTGCTCAATTCTCATTTATCATTCGTCTTTCCGGCTAAGGACAAACCTACTGCTGAAACATACAAGAAACTCTTTGACAAGGTTGCAGGTGGGGAACCATGCGTGGTGGTAGATAAACAACTTTTCAAAGAAGACGGGACACAGGTGTGGAACACATTCCAACAGAATATCGGACAGAACTATATAGTAGACAAAGTGCTGTCTGATATGCGGAAGATTGAAGCAATGTTTGACACTGACATAGGTATCCCCAATGCCAATACGGATAAGCGGGAAAGACTCATCACTGATGAAGTCAATGCCAATAACATTGAAACTATCACCCGTTGTGAACTCTGGCTTGAACAACTCAAGAAGTCCGCAGAGAATACCAATTCCATGTTTGGAATTGAGGTGTCTGTAGACTGGAGACATGACCCGGACAAGATGATCGTAACTAATACACAGGAAGGAGAGTCTTACTATGGGAAGAGCCGTTAATCTGTCCCCTCTGGGATTATATCAATGGGATCAGACAGTCTTTGACCTCATGCAGATTCCAGAAGCACTTGACAAAGATACTCTGGTAGATAACCTTCTCGCTGAGACTGCTGAACTGGAAGTCCTTTATCCCAACCCCATAGTATTCAAAAATCTGGTGGGTGTGTGGAGTGCAAAACAGATTGATATCTGGAACAGACTCTATGCCACAACCCAGTATGAGTACAACCCCATTGAGAACTATAACAGGTACGAAACAGGCAGTGACAGCGGTACGGGTAGGACTACCCACAGCGGTACGGATACCACTACAGAAACCACAACTCATGGCGGTACGGACGGACGGACAGAAGCTGTCAGCACTGGCGGTAAGGACACTCTGGACATGACCCGCAGAGAGGGTGGACAGGATCAGACAGTGGGTGCTGACACTAAAGGACACTGGGTAGCAGGATTTGACTCACAGCCCAGTGGACAAGATGATGGACTTGTGAAACAGACAAGGGATCAAGATGATGCCACCACCACTACCACTTATGGAAAGACAGAAACCAATAAAGATGAAACCACTTACGGCAGGACGGGGAACGTACAGGAAACAAAGACATATGGGGAGACAGTTAACAAGTCGGGTGGACTCACTCATGGTGAACAGGTTGCTACCACTAATGACGGGGAACACGAACTCCATGCTCATGGAAACATTGGTGTCACAACCACTCAGAAACTTATCCGTGAGCAGAGGGAGATTGACCTTTTCAACCTGTATGATATAATTATTGAGGACTTCAAGATGCGGTTTTGCATCTTGGTATATTAAGGAGGAGACAGCATGAATAATGGTGCTTTCGGTGAGAACTTCCCCTACAGCAATTTCCATGACCTTAACATGGACTGGATCATTAAGATTGCCAAAGACTTTCTGGATCAGTATACTCACATTCAAGAGATTATTGACAATGGTGAGGAGTCACTTAATAACACAATCACAGAGGGACTCAATAGTCTGGACACCAAAGCACAGGAACTTTCAGAGGCATTGCAAGACTGGTATGATGAGCATAGTGCTGATATTTCTAATGAGCTGTCTACTGCTTTACAGACCCTTTCTAATTCCCTTACCACTTCATTAAATACTTTTAATACCAGAGCAGAAATTAAGGCGGCAGAAACAATTGCTACTATCCCATCAGATTATACAGAGCTTGCAAATTCTGTTTCCGCTGTCTATGATTATATCTCTCTAATGCAGACCGAACCGAAAAATATTCTATTTAGCTCGGGCGTTATTAATACGGGAGAAGTTGGTGACACTATTACACTTTCAGTAACACCAAATCAGTATTATGGACATGCTGTTATTAATGTTTCCAATGGTGATGTGGTAAAAATCATTGCGGGCAACGGTGGTGCTGGTGCAAGACTGTGGTGCGTAACTGATACTAATCTGCGAGTGCTGTCCGTTGCAACCGCAGGAGAAACCGCATATAACAAGGAAATTCATGCGGAACAAGATGGATATATTATCTTGAATGTAAATAACAGCACCCCTATCCCGTCAGCTACCTATCAAAAATTCTTGTCATTGGCAGATATTGAAAATGATATTATTGGATATACTGAATATATCGCCAGAAATAATACTACTACTGATGTATACAATATTGATTTTAACTTCCAGAATGAAAAAACTATTGCAACAAATGTTGAATACTACCAGCCTATTAACCCGATTCCATCAATCAATTCACAATATACAACCATGATAATTCCTTGTAAAATTTTTGATAAATTTTATATTACCGGAAGCGGTGCTCTAAATGCTCTGCTATGGGCATTTACTGATGAAAATTATAAACTGCTATCTAAATCCGAAACAAATGTAACTGAAAAGGATAAAATGCTTGTGGCTCCCGCTGACGGCTATTTTGTATATAATTCAGCACTAAGCGCGGAACATCATGTATATACACTTAACACTTCATATGTAAATAAATATTTCAAGAATAAATCCTTTGATTATATTGAAAATAAGTGTGTACAAACTAATTACGCATCCGGAACCAACCTTGTAATAACCGAATCTGATTTAGCAGAGGGTGCATATTGCATTATTCCAGTTGTTCGAGGTGATAAAATTTATCATGTAGGTCGTGGATTCGATCTGTATCGGGCATGGTGCTTTGTAGATGAAAACAACAAGATTATATCAGTTTCTGAAAGCAACATTAGTGTTAATGAAATACTGACCGCGCCAACTACTGGAAAACTTATTCTAAATGTGAGAAAGGAACAGGGATGGTATACAGGAATTTCAAAAACTCTCACAAGTAAAAATATAATCACCGAAATGAACGGTGGAACAAAATACCAATTTTTACCGCCAATTATCCCCGATTCATATGATCCCACACCCAACAGTTATTCAGCTATCACCAATATTATAAATGTAGAAACACCCTCAGTAAATCAAATCTACGCACTTTATAATGATTTAATGGCGGCATACCCAGATTATATCTCCAGAGAAACTCTACCATATACCGACCAAAGCGGAAGCTATAACATGTATGTATATAGCTTTACCCCTCCCACAATTCCTTTTAATACGGGAAATGAACCCCGATTCCCTCTGAGCCAGCTACCAACTATCATCATGGCCGGAGGTGTGCATGGTGAAGGTTTAAGCGGTGATGATCCTGCTATGTTGGGGGCAACATATTACTTCTTGAAGGATATGTGCGAAAACTGGAAAACAAATAAGGCTCTACAATATCTCAGATGGAACACAAGAATATTATACATTCCCCTCCAGAATCCATGGGGATTTGAAAACAAGAGCAGAAAAAACAGCAGAGGGGTGGATATCAACCGTAATATGCCTTTTGGATGGTTATACAAAAATGATCCAACCGCAATTGATTATGCAGGAGAAACACCCCTCAGTGAAAACGAAAGTAAGAATATCAAGTATGTAATTGATAATAATCCAAATGCTGTCATGTTTATGGACATTCATTCCAGAGTTGGGAATGTAGACCCTACACGCATGATGTATTTCACCACCCTTGATTATTCTCCCTTCCTTAATGTATATCGGTCGATAATTCCATATATTTCTACAAGGTGGCAAGAATTAGATAACACAATTTCGGGAACAAATGGTTTTGTACAGGCGTTCGGAACTGGAATTGGAATGGCAAGCAACTACGCAAGCAGTAAAGGAATTGCAGGAACCGTAATTGAAGGATTCAGCAAACATTCCGCAACACTTGCCCCTGCATACGGAACTGAGATGACGAGGATGCTTCTTATCTACTTCGGAACATTCATAATGCAATCACTTAGACTGTTCAAAGATAATTACTATCCGGAAGCATCAAGACAGGTATTATAAGCACAAACACTCCTTGCTATAGCAGGGAGTGTTTTATATTTGTAAAATTATAAAAATCAAAGAAGGTCAAAAGGTCAATGGGGAATATGCCTTGAGACCCCTATATATTATGTAATGGG